GAGAAGCCGCGATTCGTCAGCGATACGTTGAAACTCTCAGTCGGCGATCCGCCCGCAAGCGTGGCGACAATGGAATCGGAAAAGATAGCGTTGATCTGCCGCGTGCTGCTGCCGCCTCCAGTTTTGATGCCGGTCGTTTTTACGTCGGTGTCATTGTATTGCGCCACTGTGCCAAGCGGCCTTTTGATCAGCGCAGCGGAAGATTGCACGGAGCCGATTGCGGTCCAGCTCGACTGATTTCCTAAGCGAGAAATAACGCGAGCAAATCCGAAGCCTGCTGTGAACTGCAAGGCCTGATAAAAAAAGACAACCATTGAGCCAGAAGGAACGATTGCGGATGAGAAAATTCCTTGATTGCCCTGTGCGTACCAAGCAGGACCGTTCACAGGATCATTGCCGGTAACAATTTTTACTTCTACGCGAGAAATGTCCGCACTCGAAGGCGCAGTTATGGAGACGCCAATCGCAAACATTGGAATTGTGCCTTGAGAAACAGGCTCTGCCTCTTCTCCGCTGATATAGGATGCCGAAGGAGCGGTCGGCGTGATCGTACTCGTCACAGTCACGCTTGCCGTTACGTAGGTCGTTGAAATGTCGAAGTACGAAAGACCGTACAGCCGCACATCATAAGTCAGGCCGATCTTAACGTCCGATGAAATGAAGTCCGATGTCTGTGCGCCATCGACGCGGCTCCAGGTCAAGTACGTGGTCGAGACGCCCTCCTTGTATTCGATCACTATATCGCCACCACTTTGAATAAATTCTTCGCTGGGAGCCGTCCACGCAACCTTGATTCGTGGCAGCGCAGTACCGTCCGCCTGCATTAGTTGCGTCGTACCATCTGCCGTGAGGGTCAGATTTGTCGGCGCCGAGAGCGCGAAGGGATTCGGCAGCGTAGTATTCAGCGCGCCCGCGACAAAGATTTCGTCGGTGACATTCCATGAATAAACGGAAGAATCCGTTTCGCGCAGCGTCATATCAACGAACACCTCAGGAGGCGTTCCACCGCTGGCAAAATGCCAGTCCATCACCTCGAAAACCTTAGATGAAAAACCGAGCTTCGCGTTCGTGATCATCACGGTGTCGCCCGCGCGCACTTGCATGGCCTCAAGGCGAAACCGTGCTGTCATCGTGATCTCTTCTCGCGCTCGCCTTAGCTCGACAACCGCCAGCCGTTGCGCGCAACTAGGCGAGGTCGTGAACGGGAGAACGACATCGCGAAAAAACTTCGTGTTGTTGTCAGCGGAAACGTAGTTCGCATCCGTGATCGTCGGGAAGTCCGTCACCTGCCAGTCGTTGTCTTCCGAGACGTAAACGCCTTTGACCGAGTTCACGCGGTCGCGTGCGCTTGTGCGGGTCTGCACGTTGATCGGACCGACGAAATGCTTCTCGTCGAAAGTGATCGTCGGAATCCGATAGGCGGCTGCATACGGAACGATCTTGCCGCCGCTATACGCCATCAGACCGCCCATTGCCGACAACAGCTTGCCGATATTCTCATCAGGCGAGGCACTCGTTGAGACTACGCCGTTCGCCTCATAGCGTTTCTCGTAGATCGCAGGAACAGTGACCGGCTTGATCTCCACGTCCTCGTCGCAAATGTTCGCCGCCGCTGTGAAGGCGGTGTCATCCATTTCTGCGCTCGCCATCGCCATGCCGAGCGATGTGTCCGTGAGGTAGTCGCGCAGACAGAGCGCGGCATTCGCCGAGTAAGCGGTCGTGTTCGTGCGCGGGTCGAACACTTTTTTGCCGCGAATCACGGCGCTGATATTCGGAATACCGCTTGGGAATTTCTCGGCGTCCCACGTCAGGCGAACGTAGAGGTAGGCGATGCCGGATAGCTTGTGGTCCGAGGTCCAGCGACCGTTGGCCAGAGGCGGGTTGTTTGTATCGTAAATCAAATCCGCGTCAGCAAGATCGCCGGGAACGCCGCGCTTCTTGTTGATGCGCGCCACGCCATCGTAAAGCGTCCCGGCAGTTGGCACGCCGCCAGTCAACGGAACGAGCTCGTCATTGAAATAGATTTCGTCAATCGCTTCGACTTCGTGACCAGCGAGCGTCACCACAATATGCAGGTACTCGTTCTTCGTCCCGGTAGTCGACAGATATACAATCGTGCCGCTTACGCGCATCCGACCATATACAATGGTTCGCGCGGAAATCGGTGATCGCACCATCTGCGAGCGATCCGAAAGCGAAGAGTCGCTGAAACTCGGCATCTTCGGCGCGAGCAGCTTCGACGCGGCCATCGAGGCGGCGGTCGTTGCGATGAACTGCACGACGGTTGCAATCGCCATCGCCGCGCCGACACTGATTTTGATGCCCACGGCTAGTGTCGCCTGCAACGCAATCTGTGCTAGGAATAATTGCGGCATGACTCAGAAATTCCAGCAGCGTGTTTCTTGACCGATTGTCGGAACGAATGACAGTCCGTCCCGTGCAACAAAAGCCGATACCGAACCCAAGCAAATGCCCAGTGCCGGACCCTTCAAAGTATGCTTCGACACTATATCTCCGCGCCGAGCTTTCGTGTTATCGATCTCGCTCAATCTTGTGTCGCTCACTGCGATTCCGACTGCATTGCCGAACGGTCTCAGCATCCGCATTGCTCCGAGCGCACTCGAATATTGACCACGAAAAGATGCAGCCAAGTCGCAGCCGGTAGCCATCAGAATCCAGTCGGCCGCGAATAAGCAGCAATCGTTCGAGCCCCACGCGAAAGGTGCACGCCTCTTGCGCTCAATGTATTCGCTGAGTGCGTCCGGCCAATGGTTGCAGCGCGTCAGCATCATCAACTGTATCCGATCTGTTCTACCTCATCGCCGCCATCGCGAATGGGAGCCGCGAGCTTTGCGTTGCCCCAGTAAATTTGCTTCTCCTGAATCGCCGTGACGAACTCCAGGCCTTTGTCATTCGGGAAAAGGTTTTTCTGCTCTTCGTTCGTATATCGAACCTCGCGCGGTCGGCGGAAATCTACGAGCTTGTTTTCCGCGGTCATTCCGATGGTGGCGTTCTGCCCGTCGTCGCTGATCGACATCACGTCCATGCGACCGGAGAAGATTGTGACGGGCGAAGACACCAGTGCACCGCTGGCGTTGAGCGCGCCGAATAACACCGAGCACGCTCGGCCTTGATAGTTTTCGGTAAGCGCGACGGCAATGAGCGCAGTCGGCACACCCGAAAGCTGCATCGTGATACCGCGTGCCGCGAGGTCGGTAGTTTCTTCGACGGGAGAAATTGTTCCCAGCGTGCCCATGCCTAAATAACCAGTGCTGCCAATCGTGATTGTCCCGTAGCCCGTCCAGAGATTTACCGGCGTGGCAAACGAAAGCGACGCGAGCAAGATCGGCGAGAGCTGCGACGCGCTCACCTCGGTGACCATATCATTGCTCAGACTGCGCCCTGCGGTCGTTATGCTCATGTCTCCACGTCCTCCACGATGCCGAAGCTCACGCCGTAGATGCTCGCCAAGTCAATCGACCATTCCGTCGCCTGTTGCGTGAGGCGGAACACGCCCTGCGCGTTTGTGCGAACGATTGACGTGCCGCCTGTGTAGCTCTTCCTCAAAACGGGAAACAGATCGACGCTTGATGACGAGTTAACCTGTATAACCTTGTAAAGACTCGTCGAGATTTGCAGCCAGTCGCCAACTGCGAAAGACCCAGTCGCGCCGCTGATTCCCAACGTCGTCGTGTTTGCCGTGGCACTCGATACCGTAAGCGTCCCGGTGACTGCTCCGCGAGGGTTCGGGTTCGCGTAATCTTGAAAAAGAAACGTGCCGCGCTGCGCGGCGAGCAGAAACGATATGATCTGTTCGGCGTCGGCGCGCAGCATCGGCGGGCAATCGACGGAGCCGAGCCAGCCCTGTCCCGGCCAGTTGTACTGCTGCGTCTGTAGCGTGAACGGCGACGTGTTGCGCGAGGTCGCCGAGACACCCGTGAGCGACAGCCGCGAAAGGTTAAACGGACTCGGCGGCGTGAGTGGGTAGGAGATAGCCATTGCGAATCAGGCGAACGCTGCACGGTATCCGCCGCCGCGTCGCACCATGTCTGGGATCTCGGCCTTGAGTCGCTTGCGCTCCTGCTCCAGGATCGGCACCAAGTCGCCGCGCGAGACACCTGCGGCGATGTTGTAATTGACTGTGACGCCACCCATGCCGCCGCTGCCGCCGCTGGTCATTTTTTCATTCGGTACGATGCTGCCGCTGGATCTCGGCACGAATAGTTCCGGTCCGCGCTCTCCGACGATGTAAGAGGAGCCGGCGCTGACGGGTCCGCCATCGGCGCGAAAAGCGTCTGCAAAGCTCTTGCCTTGAAGCATCCCGCCGATGCCGCCCGCAAGTCTGCTGGTAACTTGCTGCTGGAAGACCATGCGAATCAGGTCTTGCGCCACACCGCGCAATACGTCGCGCAGTTTTTCACCCGACAAAATCGCATCCTCGAATCCATTGGCGATGATTGCTCCAGCCTCGCGAGCAAGTATTCCTTGCTCGGCTATGAGTTTGTTGAGCTGACCGGAAATGGTTTCCTGCTCTTTAGTTTTTTTGATAATCGCCTCTTGTACTGCTCCAACTGGTCCGCCAAAATTTTTGTATGTTTGCAGTGCAATGTTCTGCTCGCCTAGTTCAAACGTAAGTTGGGAATATCTTTGCGTGAGCCCTTCGATCAATTGCTTCTGATTCAGTCCCACGCGCTGCGTTTCCGGCAGCATGGCGTTACGCTGCTTTTCGGCTTCGCTTATTTGTTCGTCGAGAGTGACGGAAATTGCTTTTGCATTATTCAGTTTTGCCAAAGCTTCGTTTTGAAGTTTCATTCCTTCCGCCGGATTGGTCGCCATTAAATTGACGGCCTCCATGAACATCTCGGTTGCTTGTGTTTTTAGCTTATCAGCGATCTGACCTTGAGTCATGTTGATCGCATCGAATTGCTCTTGTAAGATTTTGGTCGAGTCAACCGTGCCTGCGATTTCTTTTTTGAAACGATCCAACTTCAGCAAATTGATACGCTCTTGAATTTCTCCCTCGGTCAATGGACTGAAAGCGTTTTTCAAATTGATTCCAAATTTTGCCAGTGCCAGCGGCAACTGCATGAATAAATTCAGCACGTTCTGGATCGTCCGCTCCATCTGCATCGCAGTCGCGACCTGATCCTGCGAAAAACCCATCTCATCTCCAGATTCAGCGACTCTATCTAGTCGCTGTTTCATCATATTGAGAGCGCCGAGGATGGCTTGTCCTCCGAATGCTAACTGAGTTACCTTGGAAATCCTTTGGGTGTGCTTTTCCAATCCTTGCAAGGAGTTCTGCACGCTTGCAAAAGCAGCCTTCGTCGCATCGACCGCTCGGAGTGTAAATGACGCGCTAGCCATTGTGCTTTATTTTTCGATTCTGATGTTCGATGTATGCAAGCCAGCCGTTTAATTCCTGTGCTGGCATTGCGAGCACTTCGCTTGCGAATTTGCCGAGACGATCTGCGAGCGCATACACGGCGAGGAAGTCGGCAGCTTCTCCGCCGTAAATTAGTTTTTTAGTTCGTCGACCTTCGGAGCTTCGTCCGCGAGGATGGCGCTTGCGACTCGCCCGACGACGTTGCTGTCGGCCTTGTTTAGCAGAGTCGGCTTGTTTTCTATCGTGAACAATTTCGCGCCGTTCTCATCGGTCGCCTTCATGATCAAGATATCGACGAGCAACTCCATGTCGTTTTCCTTGCTGCGACGGTATAGCCGATTCTTTTCGGAAAGCGTTACAGGCGCGGAATAAACTACGAGCTTCCACTCTGGCACGTCGATTTTGCGCGTGCCGAGTGAAACGAAATGCTCCCTGACCAGATCAATGGCTTCCATGTGTTGTGTGTTTTCGTGTTGTCGCTAACGTCAAACGGTCAGCGTAGTCAGCGCGCCGTTGCCCTCGAAGGAAATCGAGCCTTCGACGATGCCATCGAAACTGGCCGTCACGTCGAACTTGGTCACGATTGCGGCGCCGCTGTAGTACACGTCGCCACTGGAGGCGCCCTCGGGATAAAGGTTGAGAGTCACCGAACTGCCGATGGTGATCAGCAGTTGGCCGGCGTCAGCTTCATCCCAGAAGAGGTCACCTGATGCGCTCCACGTTTTCATGGACGCAAGGCGCGTGCGGTAAACGTCACCGATCACGCTATCCTCTACAGTGTCCGAAGAGTGCGAGAGCGCGTAGTTTCGCAACTCGCCAATCGTGGTACTCGAAATCCTTACGAGTCCTTCCCGTCCGAGATGGTTAGCCATTTTAGTCCGTGGTCAAATAGATGCAGTTAAAGGTATGCCGAGCCGTGCCGAAGCGCCTGTCCTCGTCTGGCTCGATCACATATTCCACTTGTGTCAAATGCAGGTCGCGACACTGACCGCCTAGTGTGACATCTGCCAAAACCGCCGCCTCGACCGCTGCGCTGCCAGTGTCGAAAAGATCGTCGATCAAGTAAGTGCCGCTCTCAGCCACGAAGTAATCGACCATCAACTGAAGCTGCCGGTATTGCGTGCGATTGCTCGGACCGAGCGTGCGGACCTCGATCTGTTCGCTGACCGCATAAACGGCGGCGGCCGGAAAGCTAATGCTTGCAATCGTGTTGTCCCTGCCTCGCAGGATGTTTGCCGTCGGAACGACGAGAGCGCCTGTAAGCGCGGTGGCGGTGGCGTTGCGAATGTCGGTGCGTGTGCTCATGGATTGGAAGGAGCCATGACGGGAGCCGCGCCTTGCACGCGAGTGAATCCGAGATTCACGGCCTTGCCGGCCTGTAGTCTCTTGATCTTCTTCAGCGTCGTCGCGATGCGAGAATTGAAAGCGGCGTCAATCTTCGCCTGATAATTCGGGATCTTCACGTTTCGATTTAGCGCAGAGATGAATGGCGCAGCTTGATCCGCGCGCCCGAACCAGAAGCGCACCGAGCCTGATTTGTTCGCCAGTTTCTCGGCAAATTTCTTGTACTTCGCTCCTGTCGCCTTCGCTGATGGAATCCAGCCGGCGATGGTCCAGCCGACGCTGTCCTCGGTCTCTTTACGCAAGCGACGAAAATCCAACCCGAATGCCGCCACCCTGGGTCTCCCGGTGATCCTGCCGCGAGCGTTTCTCTGGCTCCGATGATACTTTTTCAGAGCGTCTTGGTTTTCCAGCAATGTCATCCCGTAGTAATACTTCAGATTGGGATTCCTCAGAAGTGCGCGCAGTTTCTCGATCTGTCTATTGCGGACATAACGCGCCATCGACTTATAAAAACCGCCCTCCGTCGCCTTGGCTTCCAAGTCTTGGAAAACCAAAGGTTGCGCGAGTCTGCTGAAATCTCCGCGCACTGCATTCTGACCATCTTTCTTCGACTTGGGAGGCGTGAATTTGATAAACAACTGGGTGAGATACTTGCCCTCTTCCTTGATGATCGAGCCGAGTCCGAATTTTGAAGCTTTCGCCAACTCGGTCAAAGCGCGGGAAAGCTTTTCGTTTTCTAAGGTGATCGAAATCATATCGCCTTTGCCACCTCGATCTCGCACCCGGCTCCCTCAGCGTCGAGAGTCACGCGGTCAATGAAGTAGGTGATCCCGGCGAGCGACAAAGTTTGTGTCACTTTCGGCGTCGCGCTCACACTCGAAGTTAAAAGGAACACCGTAAACCGACTGTCATCGCGGCGTTGATCCTCGAAGTCGGAAAACGCATCACGCGACGCGGACCACACGCCTGTCACGGCGACGCCCTGATAGGTGAATGAGATCCCGGC